AATAAATCTATAAATATTTATACCCTTCCCAGAATTTTCAAAATAACTACTCCTATATTTTTTTAACTACCCTCATAATGAAAGGAAGTGAATTAAATGCACGAAAGATATAAATTGACAGAAAAACAAATGAAATTGATTGAGTTACTTGTTGAAGGGAATCTCACAATAAAAGATGCTTGTGAACAAGTAGGAATTAGTAGGGTTACTTATTATTCATGGATGCAGGGCGAAGGAAAAAAAGGGCGAGCTTTTCAAAAGGCTTATGAGGAAGCACTTGATTTCAAAGTTAATGAATCAAAGAGAAGAATTAAAAATGATATTAATGGCTTAATTGATTCACTAATGAAGATTATTAAAAGCGGTTCTAATGAAACAGCAAAAGTTAATGCAGTTGCTAAGTTATTGACTTATGCCGAACTTGACCCGCAATTTAAGCAAGAAGTCACAATTAAAACAGATGATTCTGAGAGCAAGAATGCATTACTTGACATGCTGGAAAAGAAAAAAGAATCTAATCAAGATTGATCTAATCAAGAAGATTAATGAATAAAATTTCTCTTTTATCAACCATATTTCTCAAGTCGGTGTCATAACTTAAAAGTATTGACACCTAATTTTATATGTAGTATTATCAGTATATAAAGAGGTGTCATTACTTAGTGTCATAAATACTACTGATAAATGAGGTGCTACACATGAAATATGGTTATGCTCGTGTTTCTACTTTTGGGCAAGATTTACAATCACAAATTCAATTGTTAAAGAATGAGAATTGTGGCATTATTTTTGAAGAGAAATTTACTGGAACGAAAAAAGAAAGACCACAATTTCAAGAACTACTTAATAAACTTCAACAAGGTGATACTTTAGTTGTAACAAAGTTAGATCGTTTCGCTCGTTCAACAGTAGACGGTATTCAAACAATTAAAATGTTATTTGAAAAGGGTGTAAAAGTTCATGTGTTGAACATGGGGTTAGTAGAGAATACTCCGACAGGGAGATTAATCTTTAATATCCTGAGTTCATTTGCTGAATTTGAAAGGGATATGATTGTTGAGCGAACGCAAGAAGGAAAGGCAATTGCTAAACAGCGTGAAGATTTTAGAGAAGGTAGACCAAATAAATTTACAAAAAAGCAGATAGAACATGCTTTAAGCTTATTGGATTCTCATTCTTATAAAGAAGTTGAGTCTACACTTGGAATCTCGAAAAGTACATTGATTCGTGCTAAGAGAAAAAAGGAAGCCGAACATTAAATATTATTTTATATTTGTTTATTTTGTGATTCAATTCAATTAAATCTTTTTCATGTTCGGGTTCTCTTTTTATTGAGAGCCTTTTTATTATGGTTGTACATACATACATACGTACGTGGGAGGTACAACATGCAGTAGGTAGAGGACGCACAGTACAACACATACAGTACATACAAGTATACACACATGCAGTACACAGTACATAACACAGCACAGCACAGTATAGTACAGCATAGTACACACGGTCGCACATAAAGTAGGTACACATACACATGGTACATAGGTAGTACATAGCATGCACATACACATACACATACACACAGTACATAGTACAAGGTGCAAAGAGGTAGTACATACATAAGTACATCATACTTGTGTGAGGTGTAAGGTGTGTGACACATGTATGATGCATTAAGGTGTACAGTGCATGTTGATAGGAAATAACAGGGTGTGAGTATGTCATGTTGTGTCGAAGTATGTCGAATGATATCGTGCTAGGGGGTATAGGTAATTTTTGGGAGAGGATAGGTGATGTACCATAACCCCAAAAAATTCGCACCATTTTTTATACTTTGACCAAACCAACAGCCCAACAATCAACAGCCCAGCAACATCCATTCTTTCTCTTATTGAAAGTGATTGATGAGTTTTTCCTTCACCCCTTCTTATCGATCACTTTCAATAAGAGAAAGCAACAACCAAATCAATTATTAAAACAGCGCTTACGAGTTTTGACTTTCCTCCATTAGTCACTCCTTTTCTCGTAAGAGTTGTTTTAATAATTGATTTTTTTAATCCAACTAAAAAGAAGGTGAAATTACTAAATTGAACAGGCAAGAAACAGAATTACTATTTAATTATTTAAAAAAACACTTCAACGATAATGAAATTGAAGAATTAATTTTAAACTATCCCCTCACAGGATCAGAGGGCTTACGTAAAATGTTAAGCGAAATAGATATATCTTATTTTGCACAGGCGTACTTTCCAAAATACTTCAACAAGCCATTTTCACAATTTCATAACCGATTAATGGATGAACTTGATTGGCTTATTAATAATGAAGGAAAAAGAATGGTTGTCGGAGTTCCCAGAGCTAACGGAAAATCAACCTTATCAAGCTTTCTATTTCCGGTACACATCTTACTATATAAGAAATTGCAATTCATCTTATTAGTTTCAGCCACACAAGATACAGCAGTTCCCTTCTTAGCGATGATCAAAGAGGAAATTACTTCAAACGATGCGGTTATTGAGGATTTTGGTAAGTTGAAATCATCTCAAAAATGGGCATTTGATGAAATCTGGTTGACGAATGATACTTCAATGATGATTCGTGGAATTGAGGGTTCAATTCGTGGAGTTAGGTACAAAGAAAATCGACCTTCTTTAATCTTGTGTGATGATTTAATTAAAGACGATGTTGCAGAATCAGATTCAGCGAGAGAAAAACTTGCTAATACATATAAGGATTCATTGTTAAATGCAGGTGATGAGAATACCAGAACACTTGTAGTAGGAACGGTATTACATAATGAAGATATTCTTTCTGAATTACTTTCACCGAATACAACAGGATATAAACAATTATTCTTTCAGTCTGTTATGGAATGGGCAGAACGTTCAGACCTTTGGGCAGAATGGAGAAAAATCTATACTTCATTAGAAGATAAAGAGCGTGAAGAGAACGCTTATCAATTTTATCTTATTAATCAAGAAGAGATGTTGAAGGGTGTTCGTGTATTATGGCAAGAGAAATTTGATTACTACTTCTTAATGAAAAAACTTGTTGATGATGGTGAATCTTCCTTCTACAAGGAAATGCAATGTCAACCAAGAGGTGCAGAGGATTATGTTTTCAATGTAATTCAATACTTTGACAAGTTGCCAGATTTAAATACTTGCCACAATGTTATGTTTATTGATCCTGCAATGGGTAAGAAAATGGGTAAGAAAAAAGGTGATTTTTCAGCAATCACAATTCTTGGCAAGCACAAAATCACCAATTACAAATATGTCATTGATGGAACTATCAAGCGTATTACACCAGATAAATTGATTGATTTGATTGTTGAAAAAGTGAAGCAGTATGAGGATTATCTTGATTTAATTTGTGTTGAAAGTGTTCTTTTTCAAGAGATGCTTTTAAATGATTTGAAGAAAAGATTAAAAGATGAAGGTATCTTTCACATTCGTATAAAACCGATCAAACCACGAACGAAAAAAGAGGTTCGTATCATGCAACTTCAACCCGATATTGTAAATGGTGTCATTAAGTTCAACCGAGATAATCAAGAATACAATTCACAAGTGAAAGATTGGAATCCAAATGCCAAGCATGATGATGCCCCAGACTCATTGGCAGGTGCTTGGGAGCAAATAGAAAAAGTAAAGAAACCAAAAACAGTAAAACCTAAGCCATCATGGTTATAGGTTTTTTATTTTGAAGAAAAGGAGGAAAAAGATTGTTAATTAATTTTAATGACAAGCGTCATAGACGTTTCCAGAAGAATTGGGATATATATAGAAATAAGCCACAGTTCAAGAAGCCAACAGGAAAATATATTCCAATTGCACTTGGAATGGAAATGGCAAAATTATTTCGTGATCTAAGTTTTAAAGATGATATTACAGCAAGCGTAAAAAATAATGAAGAAGTTAATTCAGCGCTAGATAGATTAATCTTTGAAAATGAATTTAATTCCATTCTTTCAGAAGCTTCCATAACATGTGCGGTCAAAGGTGGAGTCATTTTTAAGAACTACATTGATGGAGGAAAAAGTAAAATCAGCTTTATTCAGCCAGATTATTATTTCCCCGAACTTGACCCTAGAAATCAGAGAAAGATTTTAAGAGAAACAATTGCTTTTCCTGTACAAGAGGGAAATGAAACGTACTTATACAGTGAAACCTATGAAAAGCGTGACGGTTATTATTGGTGCATTAGTAAGAAAAATGTCTACAACAATAATGAAGTCGGTGCAGAGATTGAATCCGAATACAATGAAGTAAATACATATTTAACTGAATCACCGCTTACTTACATCCCATTTGCGCGCAATAACGGAGATTTTCATGGTTATAGTTTGTATTTTGGCTTAGAACCATTGTTACAAGAATACAATTGGAGAGTTTCACAAATTAGTAAAATTCTTGATAAGCATAGCGACCCTAATATCATCGGTTCAATGAGTTTATTGGACAGTGATTATAAATTTCAAAAAGGTGAAAATGGTTTATACATCCCTGTTGAAGATGGAGAAATCGAACCTAAATATTTAACGTGGGAATCGCAATTAAAAGCTAATTTTGAGTATATGGATTCAATTATCATGAAAGCTATCCACTATCTTTCACCATTGAATGCCAATCTTTATGGCTTAACAAAAGAATCTGCAAATAGTTCAGCCTTATCAATTAAGTTAAAAGCATTCCGTACTAGTTCGGTTATAGACAATTCGCTTAAATATTTTGAGCATGGAATAAAAAAAATCTTATTACAAGCACAGCATTTAGATGTTTTAGCAGGGAACGGAAAATATACACCAACCTTACCAACTGTAGAATTATCGGCTTCAATGCCTACTGATTCATATACTCAAGCACAAGAAGAACAATTAAAGATTGTTGCAGGTAATACCTCGATTAAAGCTTCGATTGCTCGTTTAAATCCTCATTATTCAGCAAAAGAAATTGAAGATGAATTTCTTGAAATTATCAATGAAGAAAATGAGCGTTCAAGGCTCTCTTTCATGGAGTAATGAATAATGGAGTTTAATGAAGAGTATGAAGAATTTTTAAATGAGTTTGAAGATGAAGATATTAAAATTGAGAACCTTGATGATGAATCAAAGAAGTTAATTTTTATTTATGTCACGGCTTATGCATCGATTTTGAAGTTATTAGAAAAACAGATTGATAAGGATTTGAGTGTTCAGCAGTCGCAAGGAATTATGAAGGAAATTAGCGATATTCTTGAGGATTTAAAAACTCAAACAAAGGATTATGCTGAAAACATTTTCCCCTCATTTTATTTTTCTTCTTTGAAAAATGTTGATGATTTAGTTGTTAATCTTGAAATCGTCAAAGGTTCAGGTGTAGTACATAAGAAAGCGCTAGAAAAAGCGATTTCTGATTTATACTCAGATTTGGCAAAGCGCACTACTTTCATGGAACAGCAAGCCAAAAGGATCATTCGTGAAAATGCTAAAGAACTTATTACAGCAATGATTCAATCTGGTGAAAGTTATGACGTTATTAAGCGACAATTAAAAGAAAAACTATTGATCCAAGGTGTTCCAGCTTTCATTGATGCAGGAAAAAAGAAGTGGCAGATTGATAAATATGTTGATATGGTGATTCGGACAAAAAGTAGAATATTACATAATGAAGGAACTATAAACAGGCTAAGAGAGTATCAAGTAAATAGCGCTGAATATGATAAGAGTTTTGACCTTATTCAAATTTCAAATCACAATTCATCTGATTGGTGTTTTTTCTATGAGGATATGGTATTTTCTGTAAGCGGTCAAAGTGACAAATATCCTTCTATTGAGACTTTGCCGAATAGACCTTATAACACGTTGCATCCGAATTGTAAGCATATATTCCTAGTTTATATTTCCTCATTCCGTGGTGAAGGAAATAAGGTTGATAAAAAGTATCAAAATATCAGCTTGAAAGAATTAAATAAATTAGATTATGACATGAGAAAAAAATCCAAGCCGTGAACTAGATCACGTAAAAAAATGTTGAGAGGATTGATTTTAAATGGAAGATAAAGAAAAAGAGTTAGAAACAGTTGAAGAAACAGAAGAAACTGAAGCAGTCGAAGAAGACTCATCAAACAAAGATGTAAAAATAGAAGATTCGACAGTAGAAGTTGAAGAAGATGAAACAGAAGAAGTTGAAGAAGAAGAAGCAGAGGAAAAACCAGTTCCTTATAAGCGATTCAAAGACATCAATGACAAGTATGAAGCGGTTAAGGCTGAATTGGATGGAATAAAAGATAATTTAAATCATAGCCAAGCAGAGCCTAAGCCTGGAGTAGAAGTAGTTGAAGTTAATGAAACGAATGAAGAAATTGAAAAAACTCATTTAACTAATGATTCAAAAGAAACTGTTTCAGATAATGAAGAGCTTCAACAATACAAAGAAGCATTCAATCAGATTTTTGAAATAAAATTAAATTCTGTCCCTGAACAATTTAGAGATTTAGTCCCCGAGGGTTCAGATTTATCTAAGTTACAATGGATTGAAAGCGCTTTGAATAAAGGTTTGTTTGAAGTAAAGCAAGTACAAGATTTTGGCAATAGTGGCGGAAATCCACTAGAGCAAGAGCAACAAGATAATACTAGCTTCATTAAGAAGTTAGGTAGAAAATTTTAATCGTTCTGATTAAAAAATCAATAAGTGTTAAGGCGACCAATTTTTATTGGTGCTTATTTTGCGTTTTAAAAAATAAAAAAATAGAAAAGAGAGATTTTTAAATGTTAAAGGAAAATAATCAAGGCGTACTTAGTAAAGAATTATCACAAGAAGTTGTAAAAGGCGTCCAAAACGGATCTACAATTATGCAGTTGTCGAAAATCGAACCAATGAAAACAGGTGAAAAAGTTATCCCTGTACTTCTTGGAACTCAAGCGTTTGTAATTGGTGAAGGTGAAAAAATCGGTAGCACAGAAGCGAAATTCGAGCCTATTACATTGAAAACAGAAAAATTCGCAATCATCGTTCCCTTCTCAAGCGAGTTAGTAAATGAGTCATTGGTTGATGTGTTTGAAGAAATCAAAGACGATATCAACGAACAGTTTGCACGGCTTTTTGATCAAAGAGCATTAGCAAAAATTGCTACAGCAGTGGCAGGACAAACGGTAGTAGAAGGAACAACAGCAGGTCAATCACTTGATGAAGATTTGTCTGATGCAATGGCAATGGCTGAAGCTCATGGTCACAATGTAAATGGATTCGTAACTGGTTTCGCTACGAAAAACCGTCTGCGTAAATTGAAAGACGCACAAGGGAATCCACTTTATGTGCCAGCTATTACAAGTGAAGTTTCTGATCAGCTTTATGGTCAACCAGTGGAATATTCATTCGGTGTAGATGCTAATACAACAGCAATTTTGGGTGACTGGAGCCGTTCTGTGGTAGGAATCAAAGGTGAAATTGAATATAAGCTACTTGAAGAAGCTACAGTAAACGGTGTAAATCTTGCGGAACGAGATATGGTAGCACTACGTGTAATTGGTCACTTTGCACATGTTGTGACTAAGCCAGATGCTTTTGCTTCTCTTAAAAAAGATAATCAAGAAGGTTAATAAAAAGGGGATTTTATCTCCCCTTTTTATTAAATTTGGAGGTATCAAATATGAAAAGTGAAAAAATTAAAATTATCAATAATGCGAATAAGATTATTGAAGTTACTCTTTCAGCTTGGGAAATTTTATATAAAGATAGAGAAGGTTTTTCTCTATTTACAGATGAAAAAATTCCTAAAGTTGAAGAAGAAAAACCAGCAGTTAAAAAAACAACTAAAAAAAACACACCTAAGAAGGTGAAGAAAAATGATTGAATTTAATGTATGCGATTCCGATTCCTACTTTCAAAATCACCAAGAAAAAGATGAGTGGATTTCCCCTTATTTGAGCTATGAAGAAAAAAAGGCGTTGCTTAAAAAAGCAGAAATGTATATTAATAACTCCTTTGATTTGAGAAATGGTGTAAAAGGTGAACTTATTTATCTCCATGCCATATATGAGCAAGCCATTTTTCTTCTAACCTTCGATAAAGAGCGCTCAAGACTTCAGCGTGAGGGTGTTGTTTCTTATAAGGTTGAGGATATGTCTTTTACAATGACACATTCAATTATTTCCCCTGTTACAAAAGTATTTTTAAAGAAGCACATTTATAAAAAAGTTGGCAAAATCACATGATCACTCTTTATCAGGATTGTACGATTTATGAAATTGGTCGTGATGGTTATGGGAAGCCGATTAAAAAGAATGAACGCTTTGAAAAGTGTAGGGTAAAAGAGAAAATCCAACTTGTAAAAAATCAAACTAATATTGAAACGGTGTCACAGTTAGAAGTTATTCTTTCTGCCACAACCGTTGTTAATGTTGATGATAAATTTGAATTTGAAGGTAAGGAATTTACGATTATTTCTATGAAAATCACTAGAAATTCCATAGGTGAAATTGTGAAAAAGGTGATATTCGTATGAAACAAATGGATATAAACCTTTTCTCTAAAGAATTGAAAAGGATCGAAGAAAGCACTATTAAAAGCATTGAAAAAGCTATCAATGAAGTCGCTGAAGATCTTCTGTCAGCCTCACAACGATTAGCACCTTTAAAAGAGGGTGGCTTAATGGAATCTGGAACGGTAGAGCCAGCCAAAAAAGAAGGAAGTCAAATAGTTGCGAAGGTCGGATATAAGAAAAAATATACGTTAATTCGTCATGAATCTTTCTACAAACTAGGTGAAACATCTCAAAAGAAATCTGGATTTGATGGCATGACAGTTGGAAGGAAATTCCTAGGTCAACCTATGACACAGTATAGAGGAAAATACACTAAACACATCGGTGAAGCGATGAAAAAGGGGTTAGGACAATGAACGAATTAAATATCCCTTTTGGTTTATGTGAGATCACATATGATGGTAAAAAACTTCCAAGCATGGCAGATGAAGCAGTATTTTCAGCAGTTCCTAAATATATGCCTTTATATGGTGGGACTGGAAACACTGTAAAAAAGTTTATCCTTGAGGAGTATCAAGTTGCCTTCACAGTTGTCATTGATAGTGTTTCTTATGAAACTTTAAAGATCATTTCTCCAACTCTTAAACAGCATGAACATGGCTTGTACGATGAAGCTTCAAACGTTGACACAACAGGAAAAAGATTAATTATTCATCCATATGATGCGGGCGATTCAAAAGAATTTGATTTGTGTATTTGGAGTGCTTTTGTTTCCCCAGAAACAGGGTTTACAAGAACCTTTAAAAAAGAATCAGATAAATTTGAAATTACTTTCATCGGAAAACCTACTCAACTTGGCGATACTCAATCTTATTTCTTCATTGGTGATTGGGAAGAGGTTTTGTAAATGCTTAAAAAAATTGTTGATTATTTAGAACAAGAAATTAAAGAAAATGATTTAACTTTTGGAGAGAATTTATTCATTAATTTTTATCCAGATAATCCAGATGAAATTGTAAGTGTGGTTGATTTGGGTGGCTATCCTCCTAGCTTATATACACCAATAAGAGAGAAAGTTATTGAAATTAAATTCAGAACTTTAACTTGGTTAGATGGAGATAAATTGGGCAATGAAATTATGGATTTATTCCATTCAAAAGAGAATTATCAATTAGATGATTTGTATGTTCTGCATTCGTTCGCTCGAACAGATGTGAGTTATTTATATAGAGATAACAACGATAGAGAAGAGTTCACAGTTGAACTTGTCTTCATGACAAAAAAATAAAATAAAAATAAGAAAGTAAGTGAAATGCAAAATGGCAGAAGATATTAAAATCGGATTTGGTTTAGCAGACATCAAAATTGATGGTAAAGACATCGGTTTACAAGGAGATTCGGCAGAATTTATGGCTGAACCTGTGATGTTGGAGATCGAAACGTATGAACTAGGAGTATATGACTACTACTTGGATTCTTGGAATGTAACTTTAAAAGTAGTTTTACAGGACGAGTCATTTGAAAAATTAAAAATGGCACTACCTGCATTACAAGAAATTAAAGACGGTGCAAGCACAGTTGGATTAACTGATGGTGCTACCCACCAACGTATGCGGGATAAAGCTGTTGAGATCCAAGTATGTCCACGGGACGCTGGTGGAACAACAGACTATGACATTACAATTTTCAAGGCTTTACCGACAGGTGGATTTACTCGTGCGTATGGTAAAGACGTGAATACATATGAAGTTGAGTTCAGAGCATTACCGAAAACTGGTAATTATAAAACTGGTGGGAATTTCTTCCGTATCGGTAATGAAGAGGGTGCAGAATAATGCAGGACAGCGTGAAAATTCAATTTAATGGTGAAGAATTTGAAATCAAGAAAATTGCTATCCGTAACATGGGGGCAGTTGCTTCAACTTTGAATAATCTTCCAAAAGTGTTTAAAGAATTATTTATGCAAGATGGCAATACGGAAGTCAATACAGAAACGATTATTGATAAAGTCCCAGAAATCTTAATGGAAGCATCTGACACACTACCAAGATTTTTGGCAGTGGCGGCAAATATTGATGTTGAAACAGTTTTAGACGGTGGAATCGATGACTTTTTCACTCTAACTGAAGCCGTTTTGAGTGTGAATAACCTAAGTGTGATCATGGGTTTTTTCAAGAGATTGAAGGGGCAATAAACGAGAAGGGTTCAGATGATGAAAAATCAAATGAATCCTTTTTTACTTTGTACCAAAAGCAAATAATTTCCATAATACACTTATATGCGAAGGAATACGGCTGGACTCGTGAATTTATCCTAGACAATGTTTATCTTGACGAACATATCTTGCAGTTGAAAGTTATCCAAAATTCACAACGTGAAGACTGGTTAATGAAAGCACAAATTAGTCTACTTCCTAATTATGATCAAAAGGATATTAAGGAGTTTTTGGAGGGTTTAATGCCCGAAAAAGTGTATAAGCCTTCAAAGATCAACAAGAAAACAGATTTTGAAGCAATCAAAAAAGCTAAGGAACAACTTAAAAATATGTAGCTTTTAAAAGAGAGGAAAACCTTTGAGAGTGAGGGTTTTCCTCTCTTTTTTTTATGTTTTTTTAATTGAAAGGGGATTTATAAATGTCACAGGAATACAGTTTAGTAGCAAGGATACTTGCGAAAACTGACGAGTTTACAAAAGCAATGGGTGACGCTGGAAAGAAAACTGATGAATTTTCAAAGAATTTTGAAACGAAAACGAAAAATCTCAGTCAGGGAATGAAGAATGTTGGTAGCGCCCTTACTAAAAGCGTATCTCTACCATTGGCTGGTATTGCTACGTTTGCAATTAAGACGGCAATTGATTTTGAATCAGCCTTCGCTGGTGTTCGTAAAACGGTGGACGCAACAGAAGACGAGTTCGCAGGTTTAAAACAAGGCATCAGAGATATGAGTAAGGAGATCCCAGTTTCTGCTATCGAGATAGCAAAAGTAGCCGAAAATGCGGGACAACTTGGAATTGAGAAAGAAAACATACTTGGTTTTACTCGTACAATGGTTGATTTGGGTGTGGCAACCAACATGACAGCAGATGAAGCCAGCATGGCACTTGCTCAATTTGCGAATGCAACCAACATGCCACAAGAAAACTTTGATCGGCTTGGAAGTACAATCGTTGCATTAGGTAACAACACCGCAACAACAGAATCACAAATTGTTAATATGGCTGGTTATTTGGCAGGATCTGCAACACAAGCAGGAATGAGCCAAGCTCAAATTATGTCAGTATCAGCCGCCATGTCTTCAATGGGAATTTCAGCAGAACGTGGTGGAGGGTCAATGTCGCGCGTCATCACCGAAATGACAAATTCTGTTGCAAATGGAGGTAAAGGCTTAGAACAATTTGCTAGTGTAGCAGGCGTTTCCGCAAGCGAATTTTCTACCGCATTTGAACAGGATGCAGGTGGAGCATTGGAGATGTTTATCAGTGGTCTAGGAAAAATGCAAGGTGAAGGGGAAAATATTAATCCTATTTTAGATGAAATGGGATTCAGTGGCTTACAAGTTTCTGAAGTATTAAAAACCATGGCATCTGGTAGCGGTACTTTGACGGATGCTTTGAAAATAGGAACAGATGCGTGGAACGAAAATACAGCGCTCCAAACTGAAGCCGAACAAAAATATGCAACGGTCAGCTCACAATTAACAATCATGTGGAATAAAATTAAAGACATTGCGCTCACATTAGGTGACGCTTTCCTTCCTATTTTAATGGATGTTATCGATATGATAACCCCATGGATTGAAAAAATAGCTGAATTAGCGACTTGGTTTGGTGAGTTAGATCCAAGTATACATAGAGTGGTCGCAATCATCACAGGATTGATCATAGTAATCGGACCTCTTTTGGTAGTATTTGGAACTATAATCGGCTTTTTACCAGCTATTGTTGCGGGCTTTGGAATATTAGTCACAGCGATAGGAGCAATCACCGCACCAGTTTGGATTGTTATCGCGGCTATCGCGGCATTAATTGCGATAGGTGTTGCTCTGTGGGCAAATTGGGACGAAGTTGTAGCTTTTGTTGGTAAAAGTTGGGATTTTATCAGAGCGAAAGCAGTTGAAGTTTTTGCTTTTGTGGCAACTTACATCACGACTAAATTCACTGAAATAAAAAATATCTTCAACACAGTTTTGAGTTTCATCGTCACATATGTAACATCAAAATTTCAATCAATAACCGATTCTATTCGCAATCATATGGATGCGGCAAGAGGTTTAATCGCTTCGATATGGAATACTATTTCTACATATTTAAAAACAACAATCTCGAATATTGTTACTGAGGTACGGACAAGATTCAATAACATGAAAGACAACGTTTCGACAGCTTTAAATAACATTAAAAACACAGCTTCAAATATTTGGAATAACGTAAAAAATACCATCACAAATGCTGTTTCCAGCGCAGTTGATACAGCGCGTACAAGATTTGATAATTTCAAAAACAACGTATCAACGATCTTTAATAACATGAAAAATACAGCCTCTAACATTTTTAATGGAATAAAAAGTGCCATCACAAATGCTGTTAGCGGAACGGTTGATATTGCAAAATCAAGATTTGATAACATGAAAAATAATCTGTCTAATGCATTCAATTCCATTAAAAATACAACTTACAATATTTGGAATAATGTAAAAACAGCAATCACAAGTCCGATCGAATCAGCAAAAAATACAGTTAGCAGACTCGTTGATACCATCAAAGGATTTTTCACTGGAATGAAATTATCAATTCCTAAAATTTCTATGCCAAAACTTCCAAAGTTTTCGTTATCAGGTAAATTTTCTTTAAATCCTCCAAGCGTTCCGAAAATAGCGGTTAATTGGAATGCATTAGGAGGTATTTTCAGTAAGCCGACTATCTTTAACACAGCCAATGCAGGAATGCAGGGCGTAGGAGAGGCAGGTGCAGAGGCAATTATCCCTCTCACTAAATCTGTTCTAAGCACAATTGGAGATAAAATTTTCTCTAATATGTCGGCTCTTCCTACAGGTGGGAAACCTATCACTGTTGAAAATACTTTTAATTTTAATGTCGCTGGAAACATGGATGGCCGACAAATGAAGAAAATTGCCAATTACGTAGCAGGTGTTCAATTGTCAGGACTTAAGAAAAGAGGAGGATAATGGAAAATTGATGTCCTGAGCTACCCTATAATTATAATTATAGGGTAGCTTTTTTTTGTTTGCATAATGAAGTCCAAAATGATAGAATTATATTAAACAACATGAAACGTATTGATAATATATGGTTAAATCTCACCTGTAAAAGTAGTTGTTATTCCAACTGATGAAGAAGTAATGATCGCACGCGATGTTACTCGCTTAACCTAAAAACGCTGTTATATCAACGTTTTTAAGCTTCAGTGGTAGGAAAGACAGTGCTTTATATGATGAAGACTTAATATTATCAATCAACCTCTTTTCATGTTGTCTTTTAAAACATGAAGGGAGGTTTTTTCTTGTCTAATAATCCAGTAAATAAAAAAACAAAACGTTATACAAAAAAAAATGAAGAAAAAATTATCACAATAGACGTTGCAAGGGAATTTGTTATTAAGATAAAAAAGATGCAGGGGTTGGCAATAAACACAATCGCCAATTATGAAAAAGTGTTCAATGACTTTGATCGGTTTTATGGTGAAAAAGCGGATATTACAAAGTTGTCAATTCAAGATGCTAGAGATTTCATTTATTGGCAATTACACGAAAAAAAACAATTCTTAAATCAACCGACATATAAAGTGAAAAAAATAGGCTTGTCTCCAAGTGGAGTGAACACCTATTTGATGTACGCCAAAGCGATTTTTACAATCTTGTGTGAAGAAAAAATTGTTGATAAAAATATTTTCTTGGCAATCGCTCCAATTAAAGAACAACAAAAGCGGATTGAAACGCTTACTGTTTACGAAATAAATAAAATTCTAAATGAATTGAACAAGGAAATGTATTCTGAATTTCGTGAGTATGTAATTTTAAACACTTTATTAGATTCATTCGGGCGGATCACAGAGGTTTTGTCGCTAAAAAAAACAGATATAAACCATGAGAATTTTTCAGTAACGTTCCAAAATACAAAGAATAAAAAAGCTAGGATTGTTCCTGTTACGAAAAAAACAATAAAACTTCTCACAGAAATGATGGAAGAAAACGAGGAGATAAAATCAGATTATATTTTTTTAACTAATCATGGAAAACCTTTGACCTCAACGCCTTTCAGAAAGCACTTGGCGCAAATGGTGGATCGAGCAGGAATTAAAAGAAGAGTTCCACCACATTTATTCCGACACACTGCTAGTGAAATGTTCTTGCGACAAGGTGGCTCTATGAGAGTGCTTCAGCAGATCCTTGGACACTCTGATTTAACCGTTACCCTAAGATACGCACATGTGTTAGACACAACTATAGTCTCTCAACACGGACAGTATTCACCTTTAAATTTGATAGAACAAAAAGAGAAGCGTAAAAGAAAACGCAATATGGGGAGAGATGATTAATGAATCCTAACGGTTAATTTGAGGATCGATGTAGTTTGAGGAGTTATTAAGTCGAAAATCAAATAAAAATGTCAATTGTATACATTTTGGTATACATGCAAAAAAAAGGCTCATCTGCTGACAACAGACAAGCCCACGCGCGTACTCAAATACGCAATATAATAGTTGCATTTAGTCTAAAGGATTTTGTGAAAAAAGTCAAGTCCTAATGGCTTATTTGAGTATGCCCAAAATTAAATTAAAAAATTGGGGGCATTAATCATGAAACAATCAAACATTCAATCATTTAATTACTTATCGAATTTTTCTTCTATTAAAGACCTTAACAATAATATGGAATCATTCCTCAGTTGTCACAAGAGCGATTTGACAACTGGCGAACTCCATATCTTCAAAGAACTTCTACGCTACTCCTGTGTAACGATAGGGGTATCTAACGCTTCCATCCGTACCTTATTGAAATCTCTCCAAAATAAAAAAATCAAACTCTCCGAAGCAACCTTTCACCGATTTAAACGGAAGGCTGTTAAGTTTGGCATACTTGAAATTCACTCAACCGAACGCGCTAATGGCTCTCAATCGTCCAACGTTTACGTAATTCAGCGTTTTATAAATTCTGGGACTTCTATTTCATCTTCAAATGACACCCGCGCCAACGATCATACAGAGCCTCAAACAGCACCAGATCAAGGTTCTGAAATTGAGACGATGACACCCCGAAAAACTGATGTAATATATAAAACTTACAACAAAAATATAAATAAACGTTATAAGGACTTGTCGCATGAATCACATGAATCTTTTCAATCACATGAATTAACATCCAATAAAGTCCCAACTACATTTAAAAACTTGGCTAAAATGCTCAATAATGGCTATAAACAAATTGAATCCCTGTGGAGAGTGGTAACAATCAACACTCACCATCTGACTCACTATAAGTCCGCTGATAAGGTTTCACTGGCTGAACGCAGCTTTTATCAACTCATAAGAAATATGAAGGCAGGGCGCAAGATACGCAATGTTGAAGCCTACTATACGGCTATTTGCAAAAATATAATTGAAGCAGATTATCATGAATGGTTATTTGAAGAAATGTACGAAGCTGGTGTTTGATAAAGTCGAACTCTCCATGTGAGACTCACTCCTTTATAAGTATAAAGTAGGTAAATTAGAGGATTGTAGGAACGTTAATATATAAGGGGAAAACAGGGATTTGGGTGTTCAAATTATAATCTGAACACCCTCTTGAACACTTCCTGTCTTAGTTTGAGTGTGATTATTTTAAACTTCCTAGGACGTTTCCAGATCTTTAAAGGAAGTTAAAAACCTCTTTAAAACACAATAAAATTGGCTGGATATCTGCCTGTCCACAAGTGTTCTAAACAGGATTCTTAAATAAATACTAAATATATGGGCATTTATTTACATCTTACGAATACCATTTAAAATACGAATCATGTTTCTAAAAAGAATGGTAAAAGGGTACTCACACTAGAATACGAAGAATCCATATGCATCAATAAAAACAGCCTGGCTCAAACCGTTCCCCCAAAGAGAGACTATTTAAGAATACTTAAAGGGTGGAGGACGATGATTATGATTATCGAATTAGGTGGATGTTTGATTGCGGGTGGTGTCATCGCAGGGGCAAATTTTTTATATTATGGTGGTGGCGGAAATGACCATAAGAAGATTGAAATAATATGCAAGAACTGTGGGTTATTTATTAAAGATGAAAAGAGTAATTCAAAGAAGACAATTCGTATCTTTAGGAAGTCCAGCATACCTAATGGCATTGAGTATGTTTATCAAATACCAATAGGTATGAAGTTTAAGGACTTCGAATCAAAAATTGATAATTTTCAAGATGGATTAAACGCTAAAAGATCAGTGTTGGATTTCTCTTTGCAGGACTTGAAGCAATTGAAACTAGATAGAACCATAATCAAACAGATTCAAATGTTATCAGATAAGAGGTTGAAGCTTAGGAAAGAGGTTGAATTATTATGGGATGGAATGTTGAAGGTTCGAGTATATAATGAGCCGTTGCCCACAATGATACCACTTACAGATGAAATGTTGAGTAAATGTAATGGATGGGAAATTCCTTTGGGTGTCAGCAGAAAAGGCTTAATTAAGCACGATATGGAAAATGGTCATATGTGTGTGGCGGGCATAACTCAGTATGGGAAAACTGTGTTTCTCAAGATGCTTGTAACTTCATTGATTCACAGGAAGCCACAAGATGCTCAATTTCACTTACTAGACCTTAAAGGCGGGTTAGCCTTCAACAGATTTAAAAAGTGTTCACAGGTGAAAGATGTAGCTTACGACTTGGATTCTTCATTGGAAGTATTAGAAAAAATCATGGCTGATATGAGAGCAAGGTGGACTATTTTCAGAGAAAAAGGATTTGAGAACATTCGTGATTCTAAGATTAAGACCAGAAACATCATTATTGTTGATGAAGGGGCAGAACTTTCAAGTGCTGGTACTAAGGGTGATGAGCAGAAAAAGAAGAGAAAATGTGAGCAACTACTTTCAGAAATAGCAAGGTTGGGGAATGGGCTAGGTTACAGATTGATTTATTGCACCCAATATCCTACTGCCGATGTTCTCCCGAGACAAATAAAACAGAACTCACCAACTAAAATTGCCTTTAAATTGACTAATCAAACAGCATCGGAAGTGGTTATTGATGAATCTGGTGCAGAGAAATTACCTCTGATTCAAGGAAGGTGCATTGTACTCAGAGATAAAAAAGAAATTGTCCAATGTCCCTACATTGATAATGACTTCATTACCAAGAAAATCACACCACACATAAACATTCTTTCAAGGAGTGAAGATGTTGAGCTTAAAAAAGCACATTCTCAAGGAGCAGAGAACAGACGAAATATTAAATTCTTTGAAAAACCTAGATTATCTCAGCACAACACAAATAAAAGTTCTGCATGATTTAAAAAGCCAAAGGAATACATCAAGGGTTTTAAATGGGATGAAGGAGTATTTGAGCCATTTTAGGGATGATGAGAATATCTATTATCTTTCATCGGAGGGAAGGCTTAGAACTGGCTCTATGGTTGTTCGCAGGAAGACAATTCAGGCTAGGCATTATATTATGAGGAATCAACTTTACATCACCTACAAGAAGCCGCGAGATTGGGTTAATGAGGTTGAAATGGGGGTTGAAGGTCAATTTTCTGTCATTTGTGATGCCACATTCACTTATAAAGATATGAAGTATATTGTCGAGGTGGATAATACTCAAAAAATGTCAATAAATAAGAAGAAATTGGAGAAATATAAGAAGTTAGTTGATCTTGGATTTTTCAAATCACCTCCTGCTTTTATATGGGTGACAACAACTGAAAGAAAAAAAAATAAAATTCAACAATTATGCGATGAATACAGGCTAAGGTGTAGAGTTTTTACTATGTTTGAGATCGACATTGACTGTTAGGAGGAGATTTAAATGGCAAGAGTGGAAACAATGTCTATTTCTGAATTTATGGCAGGTAGCAATAATTGGAGAAAAGAACAGAAGCAAATTGAGAAGGTTTTGAAAAATAGTCAAAAGAGAGTGAAGAAAATTCTCGACAACAAAGGACTCTCTACCTCTGCATTGTTGCCTGTAGTTGCCGTTCTTAGCTATCCTGCCCACCCTGCCCATGCATCTATAAACAATGTTCAAGCAGTGCCTGTCAATGTTGTTAGTGATGCCGTAAATGGAGTTGTATTCGGTAAAATAATGGACGCTTTTGCTCCGTTGCTAGGACTTCTGCAAGCCATAGCACATCCTCTTTGTTTGTTAGGAATGACGGCAGGTTGTTTATTTTGGATGTTGAATCAAAAGGAAAAAGGATTGTCGATGATTACTAATGCTGGAATTGGTTATATTCTGGTGCAGTTGATGCCATTTTTAATGTCAATGTTAGAAGAGATTACCAAGACGTTGTAGAAATTATTTTATAAGCCCTGCACATAAGGGCTTTTTTTTATTTTGTAGAAAATTGAACAAAGATCACTCTGGTAAGTAATTTTATTTATTACCAGAGTGATCTTTGTTCAAAAAATAAGCCTTATTTTTATTGTGAAAAATTTATTTAATTAAAAGGTTACAAAACACAGTCCATAAGGCTATTTATTATGAAGGGGTAGTATTGAGTTTTATTTAACCCTGAATCAAGTACCTTTTTACACAAGCAAATCGCTTCGCTTAAAAATATTTGTTACGCATTCGCTTCACAAATTATTTTTATTTGTTGCGATGCAAAAAGGTACGCCAAAAACATCGCTGAACAAATTGACGTTGATTTAGATGGAATGAAAAATAAAAATAAAGACTTAATCAGCGATTGCGCTACTTGTCGCAGGTCTTCACAAGTGGTTTTCTTGTGAAGAGATGGTTCAAGTAGCAGAGTGATTTTGTTGCCCTAAGAAAATTGAACAAAGATCACTCTGGTAATAAATAAAATTACTTACCAGAGTGATCTTTGTTCAAAAAATAAAATAACAAAAGGATGAAATGAAATGGAAGAAAAAGAAATGGTGAAAATTAATTTAGAAAATGCAGTTATGGAAAAGGGAACGGCAGGAATGATTAAACAATTTAATCAGAAGAAAGAAGCATCTAAGAAGAAAAAAGGTACAATAAATTCAAATTATACTAACATTCTGATAGAATCCTATGAATGTGATTGGGAGACGGTTCTGATTAGTGGAAGCGGAGCAAATAGAGATATAACTTGTATAGGAAGAAAAGAAACATCTAACATCCGTGAAGATAAGCGTATCAGTAATGGTACTTGGAAAATTCCATACACAAAAAACCTTGATATTATTGTTGTTTCACACTTAGAAAATCTTAACATTGCAGTTGGTGAACAAACACTTAATAAATGGTGTTTGGATTTTGGATTGATTAATGAATCGACATATCAGCTAGTAAAATCAAAAAATAATTTGAAGGCAAAAGACAGTCACATTGAGAAGTTGAAAGAGAAAAAAATCATCAACAATGGTCAAGAGCGAATTATCAATGACTATATTGATTATGTGAAAGAGCTTCAAAAACAATTAGCTGGAACACTTGAACGGATGAAAAAAATTAATATTATTAACTTCACTGAAAAGATAGTTGGAGTAAATGAAGAAGGTCAAAAAGTCGAGCTTGACGGAATCACAATTGATAGACTTCAACGGAAAAACCGAGAATTAAAAGAGGTTTATCAAGTTGATACGTGGACGATCAACACTTTAACAAATAAGAAAAATGTCAAAGAATTTAATGAGGAATGGAGAAATTTTCTTCACACCATTACTAATGTGGCAGGAGAACCTTTAGAACTTGATTTTTATTACACGGCATACATAATCAACTTAAAAGCAACAAAGAAGAAAATCATCAAATACTTAGGAAAATATAATAATGAAGTAATTGAAGTTTTTAAGGATAATCCAGAACAATTTGTCATTAATAATAAAAATGACTTTCAACAGAAAAGAAATGTTTTTGTGTACGATAGAGCCTATAAAAAGGAGCAGAATTTTCTGGATGGCAAATCTTACAAAAAACAAAATGAAGAATTACTTGAAGAGTTTGGCGGTAAAGAAAAGAAAGTATTTATTCCTCAACCAGAAAATTTCACGTTTGATGAGGAGTATTATCAGCTTTATTTCCAATATTTATATGCAACAAAAATAAAAGATCTTCAGGAGTATTACAATCATACTTTTTAATTAAAGCAATGTTGTAATTATTTTTGTCTTATTTTGGCGATCGATTCCTTATCCAATTCATAATGAAAAATGATACTTTTAGTATGTAAATACAACTGGGAGGATGTGTTGTGATGGTGATATTTATCTGTATTTTAATTATGTTAGTATGTTTTACGATAGTGGTATTAATGAATAAAAGTGAAAGTAATAATGAAGAAATAAGAAGAGAAAAAGTTGAAGAAATTATTAAAGAAAATCAAATCAATATCAGTAAGAGGTTTGATTGCAAATCATCCTATACTTTAATTAATGATTCAGAATCAAAATGTTTCTGGTGTATTATTAACTCTGATGTGGTAAAAAAATTTAATTATAAAGATATTATTCAAGTCGAGTTGAAGCAAGATGATGAATCTGTCATATCCACATCAAGAGCAAGTCAGCTCGGAGGAGCATTAGTTGGTGGAGTTTTAGCAGGTGGAATTGGTGCTGTTATTGGTGGTTTAAGTGGAAAACAAAAACAACAAAAAGATGTTAAAAATGTCGAATTAGTTTTGACTTTGGATGATTTAGATGACCCATTTTTCAAAATAGAATTTGCCTATTTTCATAAACCTGTTGAGACAAATTCTTATTTATATTTAGTAGCATACGAAGAAGCTTACGCTTGGTTTAAGTTGACGGAAGTAATTTTAAGAAGAAATGACGCAATTAAAGATAAAAACTATAACTTATAAATTTTAGAAGCAGAACAGGAGGATTCTCACCTGTTCTTTTTGTTTTGTGGATTTTTAAAAATATTATTTTTTAAAAAAGGTTACAAAACACAGTCCATAAGGCTATTTATTATGAAGGGGTAGTATTGAGTTTTGTTTAACCTTACTCCTCATAAAACGCTCACAAACTCCATTTAAGAGGTTTTAGTGATTTATAAGGTCTAGGTATTGGAAATAAGAAACAAGCACCATATACGGAATGTGTGTGCTTCAAATAAAAAGGATGGTTAAAATGGAAAAGAAAATGAAAGAATTAATTAAAAACTACAAAGAAAATGAAAATGAAGAGATTGTAGAGAGAATTTTAAAGTTTGCTGATGCTGATTTGACAGATCTTAAATACGATGAGGGAACAGAAGCCCCAAGTGTTGAAGATCCTTTAATGTATGTGGCGTATCGTATTCGGGCTTTGATGATGAAAGATTGTTTCCGAGAAAGAAATCAGCGTCACATTTTTGAAGCTAGTCAGCAGGATAAACTGGAGTACCAGCAGTTATTTTCTGGTAAGAACGGACAAGATCTATACAATGGCGATGCTGAAGATAGTTGGATTAATGAGTTAGCGGAGAATCCACAACTAGACGTTGATGTAGATGAAATGTGCGAATATAATTTTTCGTCAGTCTGGAGAAACGAAAAGAAATTAATTAAACACTATGGTGGGCAAGCATATGAGTTGTTTAATTTATGTAAAAAGTTTAGCAAATTAAGTCAGGACAGTGAAGAGTTTAAACAGGATTTTATCGATACAAAAGAAAAATTAATACCTTACTTTGTGGAATCGCTTAAATATGGATTGATCAGAGTTGATGTTGAAAAAAGTGAAAAAGAAATTGTTAAATACATAAATTTAGTCATAAATTCAAGGTTTTTTGATGCGCAAATCAAAGCAACAGAAAAAAAGCGTGTGAAAAATGAAGGAGTTTCATATGTGATAAAGCCTACTTTTGACGTTGATGACAATGTTATCTGGATGATGATTCTCAAAAAGAGTCTTCTTTATGTTGGGGTTGATGCTTTTGATGAACACTTGAACGACAATCAAAAGGAGTTCATGTTGAAGGTTTATAAAACTGTAAAAGAAGAAATTGAAGCAGAAAATCAAAACGCTTTTCACTTCGATAAGGATGGCAAACCGTATATGAATAAGCGATATTTTGCTGATTTGATGGGCATGGGCGAGAATAATTTTAAAAATAAGTTAAAGCGCTTAGAGGATAATATTGGTGGTAATTGGAAGTCTGTGTTTAGTGATTTTTATAGTAACAAGGCTATGTAAGCGGTGTTACAAGGAGGTATATCTATACTAATTATGAAAGGTTACAACCCCTTTCAGCTATGTTTAATTTTCCTCCCGTAGATTAAATGTTTTTTGAGAAGAAAGGGATATTTCCCTTTCTTCTTTTTTAATTTCTTAAAGAAAAGGAAGATGAAAAATGGAAAAAATTACTTTTTATATGGTGAACGATGATAAAATAATGATTGATCTTAGAACTTATTCAGAGAGACAAGTTGAAGCTCTGATAGAGTCAGTCTTGAATAAGGAAGTAGTTTATGTTTCTAGGGAAAATAAAACGATTTTTATCAATTGTAAGCATGTTGTTTCGGCTGAATTAGAGTAAAAATGGGTAAGAATACAAAATTAGAAAAAATAGATGTTGCAAAAATAAAATATCTCATTCGATTAGGTGAGTTGAATCTGCAACAAATTGCGAATCAGTTTGGTGTGGATGGCTCAATGGTTAGCCGTATAAAGAGTGGTAAACGTTGGGCAGAGATTGAGATTGATGAATCTGGAAACTTGATTGAAAAAGAATTTTTACCGATTGAAAAAGAGTTTTTACCAGAGGATTATACAGTTATTGTAAGTGAGAGTTATAAGGAGCAAGAACGAATTGAAGAAGAAAGTTACATACATAGATGTTTATTTGTTGAGAGTTACTTCATAAAAAAGGGTAAATATTATATTCAACCTGCAACAGTAGAATCAAAAAGATATATAGGTGGAATCTGGAGAAGTCGAAGTTTTCTATTTGATGATTTTGAAGACTTTATCGCTCATGTTGCATTATCCGTGACTGAGGGCGTTATGAAATTTAAATCGAATGACGCTGATTTTAATTGGCAGATGGTTAATGCTGAGGGGTATAAAGAAAATCGTATATTGCATGATTACATCAACAAGAAGATAAAAACAGACATTCAAGAGTATGCTAATCAAATTAATGACGTGTATAAAGAACAGAAAAATCTCGAGATGACATGGGTTAAACCGATTATTAAAAGCTTTGATTTTGTCAATGAAACCGAAGAGGGAAGTTTTTCTTTATCTGATGAAATATCATCTGAAATGAACTTGTTTCATGTCGATGAAAACAGGTATTCAATGAACCATTTTCTTCAATTTTTCTATGAGAACGTTAATGAATTGAACAATGATCAGAATGATTTTCTGAAGGTGATGGAGTTTTTTCAAAGGGATAGAAACTGCCAGTACACAGCTCCCTACAGAGCGATTGAGAATAAACCGTATAGTGAAAGAGCTAAAGCAAATCATTATAAAAGGATTCGTCAGAAGATGGATGCATTATATAAGAGTGAAAAGAAACTCACTCACATTCAAATGGATGCCAAAAGAGAGTTGAAATTTTGGGCTGGTTTAGTTGAAATTGTTGAAAGCGATGAAAATTTAAATTCTCAAAATGAAGAGTTAAGTATTTGGGTTAGTGAGAGAATGAACTTTGATTATTTGGATGTTGTTTTTGAACAAATGGAGCAGTTGGAGATCTTAGAAATTGTAAGAAGTGAAATGACAAATAAAACTTTATACAGAGTTTATGCTTTAGTCGTGGAACGAGTGGAGCAGTTGAAAAAAGTGATCAGAGGATAAATAAGGGAATATCAAAAAAAAGGAAGATAAAAAATGTTAGGTTTTTTAAAAAAGGAAAATAAAAATGTTATTGAAAATGTTTTGTGTGATTCGTGTGGAAATACTTTTACAGTTAAGAAAATTGAAAGTAAGCATGTGGGTGAATATAAAGGGTTTAACGTGATTTTTAACTTCTTCTCATGTAAGCGTTGCCGTGAAAGGTTTTTTGTTGGTGTGGATTGCAAGCGCTTCAACGAAATGGTTCAAGAAATGAGAAAAAATTATCAAAGTATAAAGTTGATGAACGAATTGAAGAATAAAAATGAGATTGATTCATTATTTGAGAAGAACAAGTTGTTGGAAATCGAAATTAAGCAATTGACAAATGAGTTAAAAACATATTTTCATGATTGGAAATAAAAAAGGACACCGCCAGAGATGGTTAAAGGTGTTCTTTTTTGTTTGCGGCAAAACAATAAACAATAAACTATAAAGGATAAATGATATTGAAGCAAGTTGAAATTGAAATGATTGAAAATGAAATTTGGAAAAGTTTAAAAGGTATCGTTGAGTACGGTGATTATTATGAAGTTAGTAACTTAGGTCGAGTGAGAAGTTTATCAAGGGTTGTTGAGACAAAAAGAGGTAAGCGGAAATGTGAAGGAAGGATTTTGAAGCCTTCTTTTAGCAATGGTTATTTAGTAGTGAGTTTATGTGAAAATAAAAAACAGAGAACTTTTACAATTCATAGACTTGTCGCCATAGCATTTATTGAGAACCCAGAAAATAAAAAAGAAGTTAATCATAAAAATGGAATAAAGCATGATAATTGTATTGAGAATCTTGAATGGGTAACACCAAAGGAAAATATTAAACATGCAATAGAGAATGGATTAATTAATAACAGAGGTTCTAACAATGGAGAATCAAAGTTAACTGAATCAGAAGTTAGAGAAATTCGATTCTTGATTGATATTGGTGAAAAGCAAGTAAAAATAGCCAAGATGTTCGATGTTAGTGATGCAATAATTTCTAGTATTAAACTTGGTAAAAATTGGAGTCATGTTAGTTAAATTTAGCTTACAAGTTTTTTGGTGTAAAGTTTTTGAAATGTGAGTTAAATTGAGAGAAAACAAGGAATTAACAAGGGTAAAAGGGATTAGTAAGGGTATTAGAAAACCGCTTAACAAAGGAGTTAAGGGGTTATTTGTCGTGGGTTGGTGTTTGGTTTTGAGGTTGGGTGAGATTAGTGGGGGTTTTTTAAAATAAATCTATAAATATTTATACCCTTCCCAGAATTTTCAAAATAACTACTCCTATATTTTTTTAACTACCCTCATAATGAAAGGAAGTGAATTAAATGCACGAAAGATATAAATTGACAGAAAAAAAAATGAAATTGATTGAGTTA